ATGCCAGCGCCTCTGTATGGTGCGGATGACCCACGCCGCTGTTCCGGCAATTCCGTATCGGAGGTGCTGGATAAATTCAGAAAAAACTACGATCGGATAATGTCGCTACCGCAGGAAACGAAAGAGGAAAAGGAATTTCGCCATTGTATATGGCTTGCAGAGAAAGAAGAACGCGAGCGAATTTACCAGACATCAATCCGACCATTCCGCAAAGCCACATATACCCACTTCCCTGAAATTGACCCGCGCCTGCGTAATTACCGCTCACGCTATGGCGCTATCAGTAATGACTGAGGAATTTACCATGAGAGGACTTGCATACAATCCCGGCATTCTTCCGGCAGAAATGATTATTCGCCAACGCGTAAAGCCAATGCCATCGAGAGAGTAATTGCTTAAGAGAAAGAGTTTCGGTTCTGTTAATGACAACAAATATCTGAATGCTATGTGGCGGAGTGGGAAAAAATGAAACAAATGTCACTAATTGAGATGGATGGTTTTCTGAAAGGTAAATGCATCCCACGAGATCTAAAGGTTAACGAAACAAACGCTGAATATCTTGTCCGTAAGTTCGGTGAACTTGAATCAAAACTGGAAACGGCGTTGCGGGAGTGTCGTTCTGCTGGAATCACGATTGATAACCTTGAGGCCAAGTGCGCGGCGCTGGCAGCGGAGAGTGCGGGGATGAAGAAGTTCTGCAAAGACGCTGCATTCGATGCCGATTACGAAGCAGAGCTAGGTATGGAGCGTGGTTTATTCAGTGATGCGCTTAACGAAATCAAAACCCCAGCCACCGATGCTTTCCTGGCTGAAGTACGTGCGGAAGCACGCAACGAGGGTATTAACTATGCCGCAAGCCGTCTTGCTGCTGCTTTCAACCACGGATTTATCAATAAGTCTTTACGTGAAGTTTTCGATGTTACGCGCATGATTCTGTCAGCGAAAGAAGAGTTGGCTAATGAACCGCATCCGATTGATGGCCTGTCTGGTGAATATGCGGAGAAATCCCTTGAAGAATGGGCGGAACAGATTCGCAAAGGAGGCAACCAGTGAGCCTGATTGACTATCAGGCACTGCGTGCCAAGGCAGAAAAAGCAACGTGTGGTGTATGGTCGCTCGAATATGGAGAGAGCCGATTTGATTGTGATGATGCGTTAATTCATCGTGAAGTTGTTGGATATCTTCCCATTTGCAGAATTGAAGGAGCACATCCAGAAAGCGGTTTCGATGAAGATTTCCAAATGGAACAGCAGGCCAATGCTGAATTCATCGCCGCAGCCAATCCGGCTACTGTGCTGGCATTACTGGATGAACTGGAAAGAAACCAGCAATACATCAAACGCCGCGATCAGGAGAACGAGGATATTGCGCTAACGGTAGGGAAACTGCGTGTTGAGCTGGAAGGCAAAGACAAGCTGATTGCAGAGCTTGGAAAACAATGCGCCGAATGGGAGCGAAAAGCATTAAGCAACTTTGAAGAGTGTGCTGCGATGGCTGAACGTATCGAAGAGATGAGTAAGCAAAGTTGCGAAGCCCGGGAGCGTGATTTGTTTGAATCATGGGTAATGCATTCAATTTGTATCTCCAAATCGACGCTTGAAGGATTGCGTACCGAAACTGGATACCGTAACGCAACCTTATCAGGCACAGACTTCAACCGAATGTGGAAACAATGGAAATCTATCCGCGCTACTGGCATTCGCATCAAAGGAGAGTGAGATGTCGCTGACGGTTAGGCAGTTAATCAGCAAGCTCAGAAAAATGCCTCCTGAGGCTGTCGTGGTCTGGCAGGGCTATGACCAATCAGAGGGTGAGTATAACGACTTTGTAGGTCATGTTGCTGATGTTACAGATGAGAATGCACCATCTTTTGACCCAGAAGTGCGCGTTGTGGCGCTAAGAGGATAACCCATGACCACTATTACCAAAGAGCGACTACTGACAATCAAGCAGTGGCGCGAAACATACGGACCTGGTAGCAACGTTGTACTGCCAGCAGAAGAAGCGGAAGAACTGGCACGAATTGCTCTGGCATCGCTGGAAGCAGAGCCTATTGGTGAGGTTTCAGAGAAGCGACTCGGCCTTGTTATGGATGGAACGGTAGACCTTGGCGGGAAATCAACTTATCGCATCATTAAGGGAGAAAAAGCGATGAAGTTGTTGCCGCTGGGGACGAAGTTTTATACCGCACCGCCAGCGCCGATAGCGTTGGAGGCCATTGAAAATGCAATAGAATACATCCGCAGTATCGCTTTTCACATCGATGAAGACGATTACCACGGCAAACATATTGCGTATTTCATGCGACAAGCATTGGCCTGGCTGGAAGGGCATTCATGCAGTGATGACAGTCAGGGCAAATCCGATAATTCACCATTGCCGCGCTACCAGGTGATCGAATTAACAATGCTGGTTAAACAATTGGTCAGCCAACTGAAAAAAGCAAAACCTGATTGCAAATTACCTGATAGGGCGATGGATTATCTTTTGCGAAACGGACTGGTAAGTGCGGAGGATGTTTTACGATGACCATTTCTACAAAAAAGCCTCTTTATGCTGAGGTTCACAATGTTCCTGATGATTATGAGTTCACTGACGAGGAACTAAACAGAATTATTGCAGGTGATATGTTCACTCCTCGTCAGGACGCAATAATGGCACGGGAGATACAGAAACTCCGCGCCGCCATGCTTCATGGTGCCGAACCTGTAAGCCAAACTTACAAGTCACAACATACGCAGTTTGAACAAGTTGCTGACCTCTACGAAATGCAATTTGATGACGGTCGCACTTGTGCCTTTCACACTGATGCGCAAAAGGCTGCGCAATGGCTTCAGGCATGCGACGGAAACAGGGTTCAGGAATACGTGAAGCTGGAGCGATTGCGTAATGCGCTATCGGGCAACTCTCCGGTAACTCCGGATGGTTGGATATGCTGTAGTGAGCGAATGCCGGATAAGTTAATTCCGGTAATGGTCATGTATGAAGACGGTGAGATGTGGTCTGCAATGTGGAATGGCAATCGCTGGGATGATGGCACCGAATATCCGGATCCGCACTCAGTTACGCACTGGCGTGAAATGCCAGCAGCACCGCAGCAGGAGGTGAAGTGATGGACTCCTTCGCGAAATATACGATTATTGACTGGATAGCATTCCTTCAGGTTTTGCTCATCTGGTTTTATATGGCTTACAGGAGTGGGCAGTGGATTGTCAGTGTAGCCTGTAGCAAGGGATGGCGTTGGTGGAACCGAAAGAATAAAAAAGCGCTGGCCTTGGATTCGTTTTACGAAGCATTCAATCTTAACAGTCTTCAGCCTGGTTATGTCATTGTAGTCACCACTCAAAGCGGCATGACCATTCAGATTCATAAACCAAAAGAGGAAAAATGATGTGGCCTATATGTGTTAATTGCGGACGGATGTGCCTATCTGGATGGTGCCGAAAGTGCGACAAATGCACGAAGAAAAGACAATAACAATCCTCGCACTGACGGGGATTTCTTTTATCTGAACTCGCTACGGCGAGTTTTGTTTTATGGAGATGATTATGGCCTGTTCAACATTCAACCCTTTAACGTTACAGAAATACCAGCCAGACCCTGAAGATTTATGCTCACTGTGTGGCGGAAATCATGGTAAAGCTGCCATGATCGAATGTAAGGACAAAATCCACATATGCCTTAATTGCGTTGATGTCCTCGTTGATATCAAAAATGAAAGAGAAGATAAAAAGCGTAGCGAGGCTATTCGCGCCTTAGATTCATGGATGCGAGATGGGTATAGTGCTGCGCAAATTTATGACTTAGCCATTTCAAAAGGCGAAATACCAGGTGTGCGAATCGAATAAGAAGCGCACTCAAGCATCTTTTGGGGAAATCACAAATGCACTTCCGAGTCACAGGTGAATTGAATGGAGAACCATTCAACAGAGTTATCGAAGCAGAGGACATCAACGACTGCTATGACCACTGGATGATATGGGCGCAGATAGCACATGCAGACGTAACCAATATTCGAATTGAAGAACTGAAAGAACACCAAGCCGCCTGATGGCGGTTTTTTATTGCCTGATTTGCAGGTTCGATTCCCTATTCGGAGATAGCACTCATGCAACACGAACTACAACCTGATTCACTGGTTGATTTGAAATTCATCATGGCTGATACTGGCTTTGGTAAAACCTTCATCTACGACCGGATTAAGTCCGGCGACCTGCCTAAAGCCAAAGTTATCCACGGTCGAGCAAGATGGTTATATCGTGACCATTGTGAATTCAAAAATAAGCTCTTAAGCCGCGCTAATGGGTAAAATAGCGGGTAAAATATTTCTCACATCTAAAAAATACCATTCTAATCAATCCCCTGCCACTCTAAGTAGATGTCTGCAGGGGACACCAGATACCCTTCAAACGAAATCTACCTTCACCCCGTAAAAGATAGGTTTGGCAGCACACTTGCCTTATATCTACTCATTTTTACTGCAACAGGTTGAAATCTCAGCACTGTCAGAAAGCGCTGATGACTAAACAGCCCTGGGCCGGGCGATGTAACCATCACACAGAATCCTGATAGCGAAATATGGCGTGACTCGATACTTCACTCCGCAATGCATTCCTTGATGAATTCGCAGGACCGTGATACACGGGACAGGTCGCTGAATGACGACAATGTCCTGGAAATCAGCGAACCGCGCATCTGAAGTACATTTGAGCGACTGTACCAGAACATGAATGAGGCGTTTGGATTAGGTGATTATTAGCAGGGCTAAGCACTTTAGTATTATTATTTTCCGGTTGAGGGATAGGGAGATATCGACAACAACCGGAAAAGTTTACGTCTATATTGCTGAAGGTACAGGCGTTTCCATAACTATTTGCTCGCGTTTTTTACTCAGGAAGAAAATGCCAAATAGCAACATCAGGCAGACAATACCCGAAATTGCGAAGAAAACTGTCTGGTAGCCTGCGTGGTCAAAGAGTATCCCAGTCGGCGTTGAAAGCAGCACAATCCCAAGCGAACTGGCAATTTGAAAACCAATCAGAAAGATCGTCGACGACAGGCGCTTATCAAAATTTGCCACGCTGTATTTGAAGACGGATATGACACAAAGTGGAACCTCAATAGCATGTAACAGCTTCACTAATGAAATAATCCAGGGGTTAACGAACAGCGCGCAGGAAAGGATACGCAACGCCATAATCACAACACCGATAAGTAATGCATTTTTTGGCCCTACCCGATTCACAAAGAAAGGAATAATCGCCATGCATAGCGCTTCGAGTACCACCTGGAATGAGTTGAGATAACCATACAGGCGCGTTCCTACATCGTGTGATTCGAATAAACCTGCATAAAAGACAGGAAAAAGTTGTTGATCAAAAATGTTATAGAAAGACCACGTCCCCACAATAAATATGACGAAAACCCAGAAGTTTCGATCCTTGAAAACTGCGATAAAATCCTCTTTTTTTACCCCTCCCGCATCCGCCGCTACGCACTGGTGATCCTTATTTTTAAAACACATGTTGATCATCATAAATACAGCGCCAAATAGCGAGACCAACCAGAAGTTGATATGGGGACTGATACTAAAAAATATGCCGGCAAAGAACGCGCCAATAGCATAGCCAAAAGATCCCCAGGCGCGCGCTGTTCCATATTCGAAATGAAAATTTCGCGCCATTTTTTCGGTGAAGCTGTCAAGCAAACCGCATCCCGCCAGATACCCCAGGCCAAAAAAGAGCGCCCCCAGAATTAGACCTACAGAAAAATTGCTTTGCAGTAACGGTTTATAAACGTAAATCATAAACGGTCCGGTCAAGACCAGGATGAAACTCATACACCAGATGAGCGGTTTCTTCAGACCGAGTTTATCCTGAACGATGCCGTAGAACATCATAAATAGAATGCTGGTAAACTGGTTGACCGAATAAAGTGTACCTAATTCCGTCCCTGTCAACCCTAGATGTCCTTTCAGCCAAATAGCGTATAACGACCACCACAGCGACCAGGAAATAAAAAAGAGAAATGAGTAACTGGATGCAAAACGATAGTACGCATTTCTGAATGGAATATTCAGTGCCAT